AAAGCAGCAATCGGCCTTTCGCCGCCGTTGCGGCGCGACATCGCCTGAATTTTCCGAACCAGAGCAAACAGCCCGGTGGTCGATCCTCCGGGGCTGTTAATGTCGAGCCAGACCCGCTTGATCTCGCGATCGTTGCTGGCCGCTTCCAGCTTGTCGGAGATGCCGTCATAGCCGGTGATGCCGCACATCGGGTCGAGATACCCGAACCGATGCACCAGCGTCCCGTCGATCGGGATGACGGCGCAACCATCGTGGTCATGGAAAATCTTTTCGTGCCGCCGCTGCTTGTAGGCCTGCCCCGAGGTGGCGAACTGCTCGCGCGAATCCAGCACCTCGCTGCTGATGCGGTCGACGGTGGACAGGCCGATGCGCTCGCGGATTGCATGGGTGATCACGTCGAGCTGATACGGCGTGATCATCATGGGCTTGCCGATGACCTGGTTGGCGATATGGCCAAGCGTTGCCTTGATCTCGGGGCGGTTCTTCATTGGTCAGCCCCCTCCATCTCGCGGGCGTCGGCTTCGTCGTTGCTGTCGTCGGCGGGGCGACCGGGGCCAGTCGGGACCGCATTGTCGGCGTCCGAGATGCCCAGCCGCTCGCGCAGCCGCTTCTCGTAGGCCAGCTCCTCATAGACCGTGTAGAAGTCCAGACCCTGCGCCTCGGCTTCGCGAGCGTCGCTGCTGCGGTTGCCGGCAATGGCGAGCGAAGCGGCTTCCTGCTCCTTCTTCGGATCGACGGTGCCGCGGCCAGGACCCATCCAGTCGCACATGGTCAGTTCCGCACGCCAGCGATAGAAGCTCATCGGCCCGCCGGGCAGCGTGATCGTCTTGCGCAGCACGATCGCCTCCTCGAGCCAGGCGGCATAGAACGGCGTGCAGAACATCTGCGTGAACACATGGCGGTCGTCGAGCAGGCCGCGCCAGATCTCGTTGAGCAGCGTGCGCGCGCTCGAATAGTTGATGCCCGCCCAGTCCTGCGAAAGCTGCGGATAGGACAGGCCGAAGGTCGAGGCGATCTTGCGCAGCATCTGCGCCATGAAGGCCTCGAAATTGTTGTGCGGGTGCGTCGGTGCCTTGAACTCGAACTTCTCGCCAGGGAACCCATGGATGCCCTGAACCTCGGAGCCGATGCGGACCTTGTTCTTCTCGCGGAAGCTCAGAAGGTTATCGAGATAGCCCGCGCTCGCGCCAGTCTCGATCGGTGCAACAGCCTCCGCGACCTCCTCGGTCGGCGCCGGGCTGGTGATGAACAGCGCCATGATGGTCTGCAGCAGCGCCGCGCTCACCGTCGCCTTGTCCATCCGGTCCATCTGCTTGCTCGCGATGATGATCTCGGCGAGTTGGCTGATACCGCGGCGCACCTCGGCGCGCTTGGCGTGATAGGTATGGATCACGCGCGGGCGGCCCGTGGCGCCGAAGCGCGGAATGCGGTCCCAGCGGAACTTGTCGACGGTCGGGGCAGGATCATGCGGATGCGTGACCCGGATGTGATAGGCGACCGGCGCGTTGTAGCGGTCCAGTTCGACGCCGCCGACGAGACGGTTGCCATTGGCGAGAATGTGATGGTCGGGCAAGCCGTTCGGGTTGCTCAGCCGGTCGGAATCGATCAGGCGCAGCGTGGTCGAATATTTGCCGCCGCGCTCGATATCCTCGACCAGGGCCAGCGCCTCGCCATCGATGAAATAGTGCCGATAGGCGGTGTTGACGATCATGCCGAACGTCTTGATCTGCTCCGCGTCGCAGAACCGCGCGAAGTCCATCGTATAGACCGACCAGGCCTGCTGCACCGTCTGCGACCAGTTGAACGACCAGTCGGTGTCGCGTCCCATAGCCGCATAGGCGGGCTGGCATTTCAGCCTGATCTTGCTGCCGATGACGGCCTCGACCCGGCGGTCCATCCCGCCGGAGATGAAGCCGTTGTTGCGGATCAGGTCGCGGGCGCGGGCAACGATTTCGTCGCGATGGACCAGAACCTCGTCATCGCCGGAATTGATGCTCGGCGCCCAGCTGCTGTTTTCCGGCATGTGCCGGGTGCCAGCCTCATAGGCCTGACCGGCACCGCCCCAGCCCAGAAACGCTCCCATCTTGCCCAGCAGCGCCGACGCGCTCGAGATCATGCTCATCCGAAATGGAACCCGATCGCGCTGCGCCGGGGCCTGCCCTCCGCCAGAGCCGTCGCCTGCTGGATATCGCGCTGCAGCGTCTTGATATAGGCGTCCAGATCAGGAAGCCGCGCCTGCGTATAGGTCACGCGGCGGCCGTCCTTCCACACCTCGGCAACCTGCTCGCCCAGCGCGAGGCTGTGGCGGGCCGCTTCGGCCTCCGTCAGCCAGGTCTGGAGTTGAGCGAGCGATGCCATTCATCAATTCCCTTCGTTGAGCCGAGCGAACCGCTCGAGCAGCGTCATCTGATTGTCGGCGGGCTTTTCAGCCTGCCGATTGGCCTCGACCGCGTGATCACCTCCCTTCCGAGAAAGAGGAACCGGCCTCGCCCAAGGCGGGGGCGAAGACCAGTCGATGCGAGGATTTTCCGGGCGCAGGATTTGTCTAGCTGCCTCTGCGTAACCGAATAGATCGAGTGACTCGTTCCGGCCATTTCTGACCCATTTGCCGTCAATCAAGCGCTCAGCAAAAAACTCTTTGAGCTGCTTCTCGGAGATGCCGTTCGCGAAATAGCATTCGCCGGGGCCATCTTCCGTGGCCAGCCGCTCCAACGACTTCTCGCGCAACTTGTGCACCCCAAGGTTATAGAGATAGACCTTTGGGTTCATCGGCTTTGCTTCGCCGGTTTTCGTGACCAGTGTAGGCGCTGCCGGAATTTCCGGCAGTTTGGGGCTGAGGTTGTCATCACCTTTACCTCTGCCCTTGATAGCCAGAACTTTGTTCATTTGTCTTGCGCCTGCCCGCCAAGTCCGCCCGTGCATCTGCTGGATGAACTGGTAGGCCTTCTGCGTCGCAAACCCGGTATCGATCACTGTCAATGCGATCGGCATTCCCCAGCCCGGTCGATCCTGCATAGGCAGGATACGATCAATTTCAGTGATCAGAACCTGCCAATCGAGAATGTTCTCAGGCGGGTTGATCTCTCGTAACTGCAAATCAGGCCAAACCCTTTGCATGATCGTCTTGCGATCAACCATCCAAGATCGACCTTCCGAATCCCACGCCCAAAGCCCGAGATCGAATTTATCGCCGCCAACGTCGATTGATTGAGTGACGAACAGCGCACCAGTCGGAAACTGGCCTTTCTGAAAATCGCCGCCATACTCAACCAGTTCGTTTCGCCGCTGGATAAGCTTTGCCGAGTCCAACTTGGCACTATTCCCCGACCCCTCATAGGGCTCGCCCAGCACCTTCGCGGTGACCTCGCGCAGCTTCTGCGGCTTCTTCGTCGCGTCGAACTCGGCGAGCGCGCCCTCATATTCCTCGGCCAGCTCGGCGTTCGAGATCATCTTCGACATCGTGCCGTGAATCCAGAAGCCGCGAGCGCGGTTCGGTTCGGCCTCGCCGCAGACGCCGATCTCGACATCGAGCGATTGGCCGCGGTGCATCCAGACACCGGCATCGATCATGCGGTGACGCTGCTTGTCGTCCAGGCCGCCGCCGCAGTGCGGGCAGGTCAGTTCCGCTGTTGCCTTCGCCATCTCGACCCGCTCGTCCTTGGTGGCGCCGTCGCCGGGCCGCTCATAGGTCAGTTCGGCGCGCGGCACCTCGGGCCAGTATTTCGTCGGGAAGGGTGACGACCACATCCCGCAATTCTCGCAGGGCCAGACGTAGATCCCGCGCGATGACCCGACCCAGCCCTCGGCGATTCCCTCGGCCCAGCCGCCATCGGGGTGACTGGTCATCCCGACCTTGCGCTGGCTGCCCAAGGCACGACCGCGAACACGGGCCTGCTCCTTGAACGAACGGCGGATAGTCGGCGAATAGCTGTCGATCTCGTCCCCGACCATCAGGCCATACTGGACGTTGGTGAAGTTCGCAGGGATCGCGGCCTGCACCTCGAAGATGCGGCCCGCGACGCGCTTGCGCGACTTGTTGTTGTCGCTGCGGCCCGCCCCGATCTTGGCCTGAATCTCGGGATGGAGCTCGAACAGGTAGCGCCATTCGCGGTCGCAATATTTGTCGACCTGGTTGTCGGCTTTCAGATACCAGCCGATGTCGGTCATGGGGCCGAACCGCATCAGCTTGAAGGCGTAATTCTCGAACGCGACCGTGCCACCGCAGCGGCCCGGCTTCGGCACGATGACCTCCTCGACGGTCGGATCGTCTAGCGCGTCCATGATGCCGACCGCATAGGGGGTCAGGTCACGCGACCATGGGATCGTGCCGGTCCCGCGCGGGGTTTTCAGCTTCCGGTATTGCTCGGCGCAATGCACCGTGGATATCGCCTCGGGTGGCCGGGCGAAATCGAGAAGGCCCGCAAGAACGGAATAGCCACTGGCCAGATGCTGCCCGCTGCTGAGATCGGTGACCTCAGCCATCAGTTCATCCGGGGACAGGACCTTCATGGGATCGGCTTATTTCCTCGCATCGTTGCGCGAATGCTGCCGCCTGGGCGAATGTCGCGCGCTCGACCTTCTCTCGAATCTCCGGGGGGAACACCCCGTTGGGATCGGCGACGCCGATGACGCCGAGACAATGATCGCGGGCAGCTACCAGAACCTCGCGCAGGATGTTTTCGACATGCTCGCGCGGCACCCACAGACCTGCCTCGCGCTTCTGCTCGGCGATCTTCTGATAGATCGCCATCGACTTATCGACATCGCCCAGCGTGAAGCCGTCGGGCATCATGCCATCGGGCAGGCCAAGGACTTTCTCCGTGCGCCGCGACTTGTCCTTGAGCGCCTGCTCCTCGCGCTCGACATGCCGGAC